TAAATTCTCTGAAAATTTGATTCCACTTGGTGAAGGTCTAAAGAGCTTTGCTGCTTCAGTTGACGGGATGAGTACTGAAAATGTTACATCCGCCACTAATGCCGCTATGGGTCTTGCTGAATTAAACAATAACTTACCGAGAACCGGTGGAAAACTCCAGGATTGGTTAGGAAAGAAGGATCTCGGAAACTTTGGAACCACACTAGTTCCGTTAGGTGAGGGACTTAAGACGTTTGCCGACAAAGTATCAGGACTAAATGCGGATAGTGTAACCAGTGCTACCGCAGCGGCATCTACTCTTGCGGCACTTGCGAATAATCTTCCGAGAGCTAATGGAACGCTGCAAGAATGGATAGGTGAGAAAAATCTTGGCGATTTCGGTGGGACCTTCGAAGCTCTTGGGACTGGATTAGCAAAATTCTCAGATGCGGTAAAAGAGATAAGTGAAGATAAAATAACTAATACCGCTAATGCAGCTGGTGCCTTAGCAACATTGGCTAATGCTATCCCTGCAGATGGAGGATGGTTACAAGATGCGATATTGGGCAGTAAGAACCTTAGTGAATTTGGTGGTCAGCTTGGATCACTTGGTAAAGGTCTTAGTGATTTTTCTACGAATGCTAATGGAGTTAATGAGGCTGAAGTTACGGCTGCATGTTCACTATTAACTCAGTTGTCCGCTCTAGGCATAGATATTACCACATTCAATCAGAATTACGATGTTCAGGCTTTCGGTATTAAACTCGAAGGACTTGGTGAAAAATTGGAATCTTTTTCAGCTCATGTTACTAATGTGAACATGCCAATAACTCAAGCGGCTGTAGATATGATTGCGAATATCAGTAGGCTGGCTAAGGAATTTGACGGAGTTAATCTGACGAATGGTGTGGCTAATGTAAGTAAGGTATTCGGAGAGCTTGCTAATGACAGCGAAGGGATTGGTACCTCGGCTGCAGCTATTGCTGGAGAGTTCCTTGGAGGATTCGGCACAGCATTTCAAAATGGAAGTGATCCGATGACCCTTCTGATGAAGATCTGTGATGACTTCGTTGGAACAATCGTTAATTACATTAAGACTACAGATAATCAGAACGACTTCTGGACCATTGGTAAGTATTTTGTTGAAGGATTCTCTAAAGGTATCTCTAATAACGTCAGCATAGCTTATTCTGCAGCTGGAACCATGGCAGGTACTGCTAAAGAAGGTGCTATGAACAAATTGGATGAGCATTCACCTTCTAAAGTCGGTATGGAGATAGGTCGGTTCTTTACTCAGGGTTTTGCTTTGGGTATTGAAGAACTCACATCTGATGTTAAAGACGCATCTGGTGGAATCGGCGAAGAGGCCATCAAGACCATTACCACTTATGCAGAATTGGTTAAGGCTGCTATGGAAGATGATACCGATATTGCTCCAACAATTAGGCCTGTACTGGATCTCACCAACGTTGAAACCGGGGCAAGGACTATCGATTCTTATTTCGGATCCAGAGCTATTGGAAACATCAGTGCAGCAGCTTCTCAGAACATTGCTAACAGCATTAGAGGAACTGCACCTGGCGATTATACCGAAGTAATTAACTCTATTAATCAGCGTCTCGATAATCTCAATGAATCTATTTTAGGGATGCAAGTGGTTCTTGATAGCGGCGCCCTTGTTGGTCAGATTGCTGGCCAGATGGATTACAGTTTAGGAACTCTTGCAACATATAGGGAGAGGGGGAATTAAGGATTGTCACTTTATTACGATGAGACTCATCGGGTTACCTTTGGTGAAAAAGACTCATGGAACGATTGGCACTTAATTCCTACCTCTCGTCCCTTTATTGCACCACCAAATGTCAATACTAAATACATAGATGTTCCGGGCCGAAGTGGTCAACTTGACTTTACAGAGGTTCTGGCCGGAAAACCAACTTATCAAGACCGTATTGGGTCTTTTGAATTTATTATTGCTCCCGGATACAGTAGTTGGGAACAATTATATTCTGAGATTATGGCATATCTTCATGGTAAGCGAATGAGGATGGTTCTTTCTGATGATCCTGAGTATTACTATGAAGGCCGATTCTCAGTTAATGCTCTCAAATCTAGTAAGGCTTACTCAACTATAACTATTGCTTATCAGGTTGGACCATTTAAGTATAGTATAGCCGACCCGTCAGCAGAGGGGGTTCTATGAGATATATAGTTTACGCTAACGGGACTCCTATCTACGACCCTACGCAGACTGGGAGCTCATATCAATTAATTTCACCGAGTGGGAAGATGGAAATTGGTAAGGCGGGTTCTTTCGAGTTTACTATTTTACCTTCTCACTCGTTTTATGATCAATTTCAACAGATGAAGACCGTCATCAGAGTTGTACGAGATGGCGTCGAAATGTTTAATGGGCGAGTTCTTCAGATAAGTGATGACATCTTCAGGCAGCGTAAGGTTTATTGTGAAGGAAACTTTAGCTATTTCCTCGATAGCGTTGCCGAGCCCGTTAAAGAAGTTGAGATGTCTATACAGGAGCGTTTCCAGAAACTTATAGAGAGTCACAATAGTCAAGTTGATGATTTCAAAAAGTTTACTGCTGGAAATGTTACTATAGACAAACGATCTGAAAGAAAGACCTTTAATGAGACCACTTATCAGGATACTCAGAAGGCTTTAGATAGTTTGGTAAGTGAGTATGGTGGCTATTTCGTTACCCGAACTGAAGAAGTTAATGGACAGCTTACCACTTACCTTGACTGGGTTAAGGAGTTTACAAGGACTGCCACCCAGCCTATTGAATTAACTGTCAACATGCTTGATTATACTCATGAGAAAGCGGTAGATGATCTCTATACAATGCTCTATCCGACTGGTGATGATGATCTCAACATTAGCTCAGTTAACGATAACAGCAAGTATCTTCAAAATGATAGTCTGGTAGCCAAATACGGCAAGATTATTCATCATGAGGATTTCAATGGAGAAGACAACGCTAATGAGTTAAAGAAAAAAGCCCAGGAGTTCTTTGCAGACTATCTGAAGAAAGAACTAGAAACCTGGTCTTTGAAAGCTGTTGATCTTAAATTTGTCGACGATACAAAGCAACAGATATTACTTGGTGATAAAGTTCACATAGTATCGCCTATTCATGGAATTGACATTAATCGTGTTTGTACAGCTATTAGTTATTCCTTGAATGACCCGGGAAATGATACCTATGACTTTGGATCTACCTATCAGTCTCTATCCGATAAGCATAATACAGCAACCAAAGAAGCTAAAGCGGCTGAAGCAGCCCTTGCTAGAGATAATAAGAATTTTAGCAAGACGCTTAAGGATTATCATAACAGAATTGAGTTTATGGAAGAGCAAGTTGATATCTATGGTCAAACATTAAATATTCATGCTCAAACTCTTACTGCTCAAGCTGAACAGATTAATTTAAGGGCTACTAAAGAAGAAGTTGGGGAACTTGAAACCAAGGTTAACGAAGCCGGAATAGAGATCGATGGCATAAAAGGGCAATTAGATCTGTATGCTACTCAAGACCAGGTTAACCAGTTTGGACAGAGGGTATCCAATGTCGAGGTTGAACTTGATGCAGCTAAGAGTACTATAGACTTAAAAGCAGATTCTGATGTAGTTGATAGTGCAATTACGGATCTCAGAGGATTGATTGGCGCCAGTGATGAACGTATACGACAAGCTGAAGTTAAGATTGACGGGCAACAGGCTGAAATCAATCTAAAGGCTTCGCAAAAGTCTTTAGAAGCTCTCGAGAGTAATGTCGACGCCAATTCTGGAGATCTCAGTAAATTCAAACAATCGATAAGTAGTGCCGGGATAACTATAGACGGCATTGGTGCGACTATTGCTTCTAAGGTTGAAAAAGATGGAGTTATCAGTTCTATAAACCAATCATCAGAATCTGTAGTGATTAATGCTTCTAAGATTGACCTTCAAGGTTACGTTACGGTTACAGAAATGCATACCGAATACGGAACTGGAGACCAGCTGAGTGTAAATGATATCGATTGCGATGTGCTGACATGTAACTCAGTAAATGCTGCACAATATTATGTCGGATCCGGAGAGGATTCGGATTCTTTAACAGATGCGATCAAAACTGTTTCAATAGTCGGTCCTGTAGATAATGTATACACCTTGCAATATACTACTTTTTCTAATGACGAACCTCAGGATGCGGGAACTTTTAGTCGAGCCACCACCTTAACGAGGGGATGGTCTGGTGGCGATTTAACAGTCAATGCGACCCCTCAAGGTAATCGGTTTGTGCACCATTTGGGACAGGGACCAGCAAGTGTAGATGCGAATAATATATTATCAATTCCGATAGTTTATACAGAGAATTCAGATTATGATAATGTTCGATTTACCGGAAAGACCATTACTGTTGATATTTCCCAATGGATTGATGGATCAAGTGCGTATGAACTATATCCAGATCCTTTGTATAAACCTGGAACTAAAATAAATACAATCGGCAGCCCTCCTGGACTTGATCTGTTCTATAAAGATAATTCTAAAAGCACCACAATTCCCGTTCAAGGAAATGCTTGGGATGAAGGATCTTTATATGTAGCTGATACTGAAAGTCAATGGACATTGTATGATTTATATTGGGAAAATCGATATATTCCAATGTATTACTTGATGGATCAGGGTTCAGGGGATTATTACGATCCTGGATCTACTACATTATATACTTCTAGTGGGACGGTTCATGCAACAACTGGAATCGGAATAACGAATCTATATAGTGTAAGCCAATATGGCACTCAAAAAAAAGTCAGTCTTTATAATTATGGAAATGCAATGTATAGAAGGGAAGACGGAACTAGAAGGGTAACAAATGCTCAGATAAGTACTAGAAGATGGAATGGTGAGTTATATTCCATATCCAATACTAGATACTCTCCGGTGTATGTTCCAATATCAGAAACGTTATACCATGCAGGAAGTTCTCAAACGATTCAAGGGTATACTCCTTATATAAGAGAGTTGTTTACTAAAGGTGCTGAAGTAACTACGATAGGCGAAGAAGTAACTGATTTATATGTCAAGAAAGGAAGCTAACGAAATGAAGATCTACATTTGTCAACCAATGCGAGATTTAACTAAAGAAGAGATCCTTAAAGAAAGAGAGCTTGGTATAAAAGTAGCACACGTCTATTATCCAGAGGCGGAAATAATAAATAACTTTTTTGATGATTATGATGAAAACACATCCCCCCTCATATATCTAGCTAGAAGTTGTGAACTAATGGCGCAAGCAGATCTCATGCTTATGCTACCATTCTATTTTGGAACTCCAGGATGCGATATAGAAAGTCATATTGCAGAAGTATATGGTATCCCGAGATTATTAGTTAATTATGTTCCAGATCAAAACGGGGATTATATCGGAATTTCAGAATTGAAAGGAAAGGGGTATGTAGGAAATGCCAGCTAATGAAATGATTGCGGAACTTGAAAAAGTAAAGAAAGTTCTTAATGGATTAACTGTAGATGGGATCGAGAATATGAAGAGAGTATTATATTCTTTTGATACTATCGATAAAATCGTGAAAATCCTTGTTCAGATTTCTAATGAATCTAAACTGTCTTCAACTATGTCTCCAACGGAACCGGAGAAAACCGAGTAAACAAAAAGAAAAGTCACCAATAAACGTGTGCTTACTAGTGACTAATTGGTGCACCCAACAGGATTCGAACCCGTGGCCTTCTGATTCGAAGTCAGACGGACGATGCCTGTAATTCCTAAGAGTTTCTGTATTCATGTATCCTACTATGTATCTAACGGAAAATTATTGGAGCTGATCAGTAATCTTTTTACGATCTTCCAAATCTGTAGACTGGTAGAACTTTTGAGTTGTCTTGTAATCAGAATGTCCAATGAGAGCTGCTTTATCTCTGTCGGCTCCTTGGACATTTTTGATTTTATTAGAGTATGTATGCCGAGTCGAATAAGGGACCTTCCCTTCGATTCCCAATCTTTCCATAAGCGGATAGAAGACATGCTTTCGAAAATACTCCTCACTCATTAGAGAAGCTTTCCCATCCTTCTTTCCATACTTAGGAAATAGATACTCTGAATCTGGACAATCAAGTCTTTCATGAATAATCCATGAGATCTTAGGAGGAACTGTTACCGCTCGGTCTCTTCCAGCATCAGTTTTCATTCCTCCGATCAACCACTCTACACCATCTTCAAAATGGAAGTCTGATTTGGTTAATCTCAGGAATTCAGTAGGTCTATAACCAAGATAGCATAGAGCATAGACGTATTTTGCATAAGGCTCAGTTTCAAAAGCTTTAGAAATTACTTCAAGCTCTTTCTCGGTTATTGGTTCACGACTGGTGGTTGGATCATTTCCTATGTATAGATTAGCAGCAGGATTAATAGTTATCATCTGTTCATCTATGGCGTATTTAAAAAGCAGGTTAGCGATTACTTTCATTAATTGTTTCGTTCGCTTTCCGGCAGGACACTTATTAAGGCATTCCTGAAGACGCCTTGCAGTGATCTTATCCACTTTAGTATCCCATAAAGTTCTATAGTGGTTAAAAGCTCCTCTGTAACCATCCATGGAATGCTTAGTTATTCTATCTTCATAGACCTTTTTCCAATCCTCATAAACGGCTTGCAGATTCTTCGGCTTCTTCAGATCAGGCTGCTGTTTAAGGGTTTTCAGATAGTTCAGGGCTTCTATTTTCGTGGTGAATCCTCCTTTGTATTTATGAAGAAGCCTTTTCTTTCCGCTAGAAAGTACTTCCGAACCGATAGTTATTCGTATGTAAAACTTCTCACCCCGCTTATAAATGTAGCCTTCGCCATTGGCTCGTTTCTTTTCACTCCTGTCTTTATGAAGTTTTTTGCCACAGAACATACAGAATAGTGATTCGTCCGGAAGTACTTTCTTACATCGACTACA